TGTCAAAAAGAATCTGATTCCTGTTTTGTATTCGATTTGCCGTTTTTTTGTTTATATATTCTGCACCGCGCCTGCTATTGCAAGGCTTGCATGCCGGGACATATCCCTCATCAATCGTCCCGCCTTCATCAAAGGGGACAAGGTGATCTAGCTCTGTTGCTTGCGCTTGTCTGCACCAATGACACATTGGTTGATCGCGTAGAAGTTCTTGTCGTGCTGCTTTGTATCGCTTGGAGTCGTATTCGGTTTGTGCGCGCGCCATGTTTCTACCCCGCTACCGCGCCGCAAGGGAGCGGCTTGCTCTCGGTTTGTTGTGCGTTGTGTTGCATGTCGGGCTCGAGTCTGTTGAGTTTGTTTTCGGTATGTGATGTCTAAGCGTAATGCAAGACAGACTCCAGAAGGGCCTCCCGTCCGTTGCCACACTGGACTCCCTAATCAATTCGTTTACACACTGCGCTTCGACGCTTTGACAATCCCTTTCGTGTTGCAGGTTTTGTACGCGCCGATCTAACCAAGTTCCCTTGGATGAGCCCCGCATCATGCGAACGATGAACGACCTTGCTACTAGCCAGTTGTAAAGGGTTTTACTTTCTATCAGATCTCGCCATGAGTGCAGCGCATAACACCGCTAACGCCAATGCAAGCCACACTGTTCGGCTCATGGCATCTCCCGCTTTAAGGCTTCATGCGCTAAGACAAGCGCGTCTTTAAGCTCTTCCAGTTGTTTAGTTAGTGCGTCTATTTGGCGTACTGCGTAATCACGCTCTCGAGCAATCGCGGTCATGTGATCGTGAAGACGGTCGTATTCTTGATCTGGGTTTTTCATGCTTTTATCCTGTCAATCAATACGCGACACTGTCCCGATGACAAAGTCTCAATAACTACATCGTCTACTCCGAGCGTCTTATGGATGAACTCAAGCAGCTGGAAGTCATCCCATGCTTTACCGCGCGCTAGTGACTTTAAGAATGCGATCTGCTTTGGTGACGCGCCGCCGAATGTGTCCGGTGCAGGCGTACTATTCACGCGGTTCACTTTCTCCATCTCGGTCACTGATGCGCGCTCTCCAGTGTGTCCGATGCAAGAATTTGAGATTGCTCGGCCTATGCAACTGGTTTCGCAGTTCTCGATGTAGGAAGTTTTATTGACATTGGAAGATCCGAATACCTCTTCGGCGTAACCCGTAGAAATAAGTTTGTCTTCGTTGTTGTAGCACTCGGCGCGCATAATTATTGTTGATCCGTCGTAGTGATGAATTGAAGTGATGATGCGACCGTTGGGGTATGCAACCCACCATCGGACTAGACGCTGTGCAACGGTCTCATAGAGCGATAGGTCAAAGTGTGCCATTATCGCGCCTTCCATACGATTGCCATGTTGCCCGCAAGCGTTGGACGCTCTAACTCTGTGGCATAGACGAATTTGTCTTTGACCAAGGATCCTCGAGTCGGTCTGACAGTGTTGCCAGAGATGCCCAGTGCGCGCTCAATCTCTTCATCGGTCGCGCCGCCTGTCTGCTTTAGGTACTCATAGACGCGCCGACGCTTTGAGCCGGACTTAGGCAACGCGCGCAAAGCTGCAAGAGCAGAAGTCGGTTTTGCGCTGGGTGAGACGATGACGATGTTTCGGTCTATTGCACATTCTTCACGGTATGCGCCAAGTCCGCGTGTCGGTGCAAAAAGTTGTAGGTCGCTCATGCGCTAAACGCCTTAATGCAATTTATCGCGGCACGAATTACGCTTGCATTAAATCGATTCTGTTCTCCGCCGATTGTCATGTGTGCGTCATACATCAAAGTCAATTCGTCAAGAAGAATTTCGTGATCGTTAAGTCGATCTATCGGACGCGCTGGTTTCATAATGTCGTCTACAAACTCTTTGAATACTTTGTTGTATTTGTCGGAATAGTTTTCGGGATACATTTTTCTTGTCTCCTGTGTAATGCCAGTTTCGGGATAGGACTCTTCGGTCACTTCGGAAGGTTCCAAGGTGTCCAGTTAGAATTATGCCACACTGCAAGACCTGCGATGAGGTTTATCTTGGGATCGAGTAGCGCGTCGCATGTTGTCAAAATTCCTTTTGCTTGTAACCATCCTTGAGGCCAGTATGCAGAAGGGGTGCACCAGAATGAATTGATCTGCATGAGCCCGTAGGACTGACCTACCGTGTCTTTGCGATTGTGGGCTTTTGCAAGGCACCGCGACTCACGCTTTAAGACGCGCATCAAAGTCGGTGTTTCTTTTGCAGGCCAGCCCACACTCAAAGCAAGGTTTAGAGCTTGCGCGCAAGCCGTAGCCGGGGTAGTGACGGGGGGTGTGACTACGACTGGCAGTGTCCCTAGCGGGATCGTGGCATAGGCGGTCTCGGCACTGACTCTAGACATGCCTTCAGGCGGCTTAGAAGCGTCCCAGAGGAGCACAAAAGGACATAGCCCTATAGTTACCCATGCGAAGATTTTGATTGTTAAATAGCTCATTTTCCAAAGTCCAATTCTGTAGGGACGCCCCAGCTATCGCCCGCCAAAGTGCGGAAGGCGATCTGTGCGCGGATGATTGTGTGTGTGTCTTCGTGTCGGAAGATCTGGACAAGGATCTCTTGTCCGTTGTCAAGGTTGCATCGCCCTACTTCGTAGATGAAGACTTTGGGCTCGGTCATAATTTCACTCCTATCGTCGGTAGAACGACCATAGAGGATCGGTGCGCGCTATTGGGGGATTTCGGCGAACACTCTCTGAAAGGCTTGTCGGACAAGGACAGGAGAGTCTGCCATAGCAGGCGAAATCTCAAAGTGGCACCATGTTCCGCCCGGTGCGCCGTGAATTGTGGGCTTGGAGTATTTGCTCCAGCGTTGTCGAGTGCACTGCCATCCGCGTCCGAAAGGTTTTGGTAGGTAATCAAGTACGCATTCAAGGCCGAGCGCATTCGCGTTAGCGGTGACGATGTTTAGGAAGGCGACCATCCCTTTACGATTTGCCGCTGGATGTTTTTCGGTCGCCAAAAAGGAAAGATCTACAGCTCTTCCGCAGGCGTGGACGGACAAATTATCCGAGCCGCGCATGTTTCGGATTCCCCAGCTTCCAAAGTTGTAAAAGGCTCCGTCGCTGTAGCGGATCGCTTGTCGGATCCATTCGTCCATTCCGGGCCGAGGGCTATCTGATGCTCCGTCGGAGTTCCCTGTGTACGGTCTGGAGTTCGGGATCTTAGGGTTTGCTGGAATCACTTCTGCTTTTTGCCAAAGACATTAGATGATTCGTTGCCTTGTTTTGCATTGACTCCGTTGCCAATTGCGTAGCCGAGAATCATTGTGAGCATCGGGACGCCTGATTGCATGTCAATCTTGTCTGCGATCATTAGCGCAGTTAGGCAGAGCAGTCCGACTAGCAGGATTACAAACTTTGGAAGGTTATTGACTGTCATCATTATCCAAGCAAAAGTGCGGCTTCCTCCGCTGTAAGACCGAGTTTTGCAATAAGCGCGGTTTTAAGTTTAATTTTAGTTGCTTCTGCTTTTTCTTGTGCTGCAAACTCTTTAACATCAAGCGCATATTGAGCAGCTTCTTCATCTGTCATGTCGCGCACTTCGTCGCCTACTTGAATTTTCATGAGTCCGCCAATCCGTACACTCGATAAAAGCCTGTGCTACTGGTTGCAAAAATAAAGGTAAGGCCGTCGTGCGCTTCGTTTACTTCGTACATACCAGCAAAAGTTCCGCCGCCTTGCGCCGACCATACGCCGCCTACATCGGTCATCGTTGTCGCGGATACTGGGTTGTAAACGGTCATTGTGCCACCGCCGCCAGTTGTTCCGCCAGATTGACCCATTGGTAAGGATGTTGCAGTTGAAGCTCCTGTCAATGTTTGTGTGCCTGCCGATGAAATAAAACTTTTTGAACCGTAATAATTTGCTCCTGTTTGTGGTGAACCAGCCACATTAAAACGGTAAGTAATTGCTGCACCGCCGCTGCCGCCCGGTTGATGGTCAAGTATTACTAAATAGTTTTTGTAAGTGCTTGTAAAGGTTCCCGCTGCCATGCTGACGGTTGTTTGTGTCGTGAAAGTTGTGCCGTTAATAAAAACTAATGCTCCAGCGGATGCAGGGCCTACGGTAGCCCAAGCCGCTCCTGTGTAATACTGCACGACATCGCTTGCTTCAATGTAAGCAAGCTGACCTTCGGCAAGTACCTTTTCGCCTGCGCCACCAAAGGCGGCATCGCGCGTAACGGTCGTAGCGAACACTGGGACGCCTGTTCCCGCACTGATATTCATATTTGCTGCGGTCAAGACTTCCGCTGCTACATAAAGCGGGACTGATGTTTGTGCGTTCGCTCCCATAATGCTTTCTATCCTAAGACATTTTCTGCGTCAAGTGTGCCATACACAAGGTCATTTAAGATGAGCTCATAGACGATCGTGGTAGGCGAGGTAAAATAGGTGACTGCGTGCCCAGCTGACAAAGTAAGTCGGTGCTCAAGTCCTTCAATGGTTAGATCTTGTGCAAATTGGCTCGGGCCTGCCGAAGTCGTGATTGACTTTTGGATGTTTATAAGGTCGCCTACATCGAGTAGGGCAAGTGTTTCTTGATCGCCTGTAGATAGTCCGGGGAACTCTGTTCCTAAGAAATTAAAGCGTGCTTCGGGATCTGGGCTTATTAGGTATTCAGCAAGTGTGAGGGCTGCGGCGTCATTGTGTAGAAGCGAGTCGGTGATAGATCGAGTCTGCACAAGGTAAGCGGCTTGACTAACTAGGTCTTCTGCAACTTCTGGAGTGTTTTCTCCAACGCGTGCGACTGATGCGCGGTTTACGACCGTGTCCGCTTGAAAGGAGATGTCAATAGCGCTGTAGCCGATCTGCGTAGCTGGGTTTGTGTCGTGGAACTCGGCGACAGGGATTCCAAGAGTCTGTCCGATTCTCTTTTGGAAGGTAATAGTGCCTTCTCGATTTACAAAGATTCGGCCTTGCTCCGCTTCGTTTATTTTGTTGGCATAGGCGGCAACGGAGACGCCATTTGAGACAGTGTAGGCGGCAGATCCGCCAAGAGTGGCAACGCCTGTCTCAATGCTTCGCGCGCCTTTATAGTCCACTTCTGGAAGATCTAGCAGCTCATCAAAGCGCGCGCTAGATAACTGTTCGTGCACATTCCATTCCGCAAGAAAGGTCTGCCCCAGCTGATAAGAAAAGTCCGCGCAATTTACGGTCACTGTGTCAAGACCGCCAAGCGTAAAGGTGTAGTCGTAATTGACTATGTAGCCCACCCACAAATACTTTTTTACATTAAGCGAGTCATAGCGGGAGAAGCGGACTTCTCGAAGCGGTGCTAGTCCCGGCTGGTTGTTATTTGGATCAAAATATGGGGAAGTGGTGTCAAAAGGATTAAAGACTCCGTCTGCAAAAGTGTCGTTTAATGTAAAGCTCATAGTCCCATAAGCAAATTGGTCGCCAGTGTTAGCGCGTCCGCGCTTTGCTGTAAGAGCAATAGTGCCATCCATGACCGAGGCAAATTGCGATGTGCCGTCAAGGACATATTCGGTGTTGTTTAAGACGCCTTTTGCAGCGTCGTTAAGTGTAAAGGCGTCCCAGTCGTAGCCCGTATCTATTTCTAGGTCGTAGTTACCTGATCCAATTACCGCTACTCCAGCCATTAGGCGACCTGTATGTTTGCAGGGCCGTTCGTCCGATTGAATGCTCGAATGGCGTTTACTACTGCCGTTCCAATGTCGGAGCTGGATCCGAGACCGCCGTTGATGTTGATGGTGTAGTTTCCGCCCATCCCAGAATTGCGTCCCGATAGCGGGATGACCGCTTCAGGGCCGCGCTCGCCGATCATTGCAAGCGTTGGCCCTGTCACGATCCCGCCTTCTGCAAGGTAAGGAATGTTAGGTACCTCAAAGCCAAAGCCGCCTAGACCGGGTACCCACGACGGAATCTTAAAAGCAAGCTTGCCCACAGTGTTATTCCATAGTTTTGCAATGCCGTTAAAGAGTGTTTTGAAGATGTTGTAAAGCCCTGTGAAGTAGGTAGAGAGTCCGTCAAAGACTGCTTTGCCTCCTGCGAGCATTACTTGGAAGACTGTGTCTACGACTTTTCGGACAGATTCAAACTTAAAATAAAGCGCGGCAAGGATGGCAATGAATGCGACGATTGCAAGAATAACTAGACCTATCGGGTTAAGTGCCAGTAGCGCGTTGAAGATTGCGACAACGCCGTTTACAATCATTTGTCCGGCTGCATAAACTTTCATAGCCGCATTTAAGATCAGAATGGTCGCTGCGATTCCGCCGATTGCTCCTGCAACAATTAAGAAGACTTTGGTGTTTTCTTGAGCCCACGCACCGAAGGCGATGAGGTGAGGCATTAAGGCTTCAACTATTGGGATCAGTGCTGCACCGATTGACTCTTTGGTTTCTGCCAATGCAATTCCAAGACGCTTCATTCCGCCTTCGGCAGTGTTCGCAGCCGCTTCGGATGCTCCACCGAACGATCCGCCAAGGACATTCATTACATCTTCTAGGGATGCTCCGTCTTTAATCATCGCTTTAATCTCTGGACTTAATGCTGCAAGTCCTTTCATGTTTCCGCCGTAAGCCTTGGCAAGCGCATCGGATACGGTCGCAAGATCTTTACCAGAGCCCGCAGAGATGTCTTGTGCGAGCGCAAGCGCTCGGTTCGCTTCCTCGATGTCTTTAGTCCCGCGCACAAGTGACGCCAGAGCCGGACGAAGCTCACTGTCCGCCACTCCGGACGCCAAACTCATCTTAGAAATCATGTCCTCGGACGCTTTGACTTGTGCGTCGGTCGCGCCAGTGACATTCTGCAGTGCGAGCGCAAGCTGTACCTGTTCGGCTTGGTCTTCCATCGCCGCCTTCGTAGCACCTACAAGAGCAAGCCCTAATCCTGCAACTGCGGCTGCGGCTGGAAGCGCGGCTTTCTTTATGGCAAATTGCGCTTTGGCGGATGCGCCTTCAAGTGACTGGAACTCTTTGATCGCCTTTTGTGTGCCCTTGGCGTCAAACTCGGAGATGATGGGAATGTTTACTGATGCCATTACTCAACCACATTCCGATCAACTTTGTCCATGACAGTCTCAACGATTCGCCGCATCTCTGATTCAACTGTGTCTTGGTTCTTCTCCATTGCTTTCCACATTACTCTTGATCGGTTGCCATAGCGCGCCGTGAGTGCTGCACCGAGTCTGCCAGTAGCAGCCATGTCAAAGAGTGTTCCAGTAGAGCCCGAGTAAATGATGTTGAAGACGCCGACATTGCGGATCTGTCCCCGAAATTCGGAGACTTTTTTGGTGTTGATCTTGGCGGAGATCTTTTGCTTTCTTCCAGCATCCCACGGAAGGATCTTAAAGCCTGAAGGAGTAGTCCATTTTCGTCCCATCCCAGACAAAGGAATGGAGTTAGGGATAAGAGCAAGCGCGTCATTAATGACAGGCTTGGCGACATTACGGAAGTCTTTTGCGATCTGGTTACGGAGTCCCGGCTCAACCGAGTTGAGTTTCTTGATGGCGTCTTTTAGTCCGTAGATCTCTACCTTGGTATTTAGTCCTTCCGCCATGTCACCTTTTCTTGTTTTGTTTTTCTAACACTGCGATAATGGTAGTGAGATCTCGCGTGTCGAAGGTGTCAGAGTAGAAAGTGGGAGCCCACCCGGTCGCGACTACAAGTTCAGCGAGTTGTCGCCTGTAGCCGCGTCCGTAGGGTTTGGCATTTCTTCTTCCCCTACTGGCGCGCATTCCATAGACAGATTCTCTTTAAGCCACTGCCGCCAAGTAGGAGGAAGTGTCTCACCCTTTAAAGCCAAGAGCGAATAAGCCCAGCAACAATAATCCGAGACGCCGATTCCGCGTCCGTCAGACACTCGACGATTCTCTAGGCGTTCCCATTCGGCAATAGACCAAAGGTTCGTCCAAAGAAATTCTTCTTTGCCATCGCGGACAAGTTTTAATTTCAGCTTCATTATGTTTCCTTTCGTCGGGCCAAGGAAGGCCAAAGATTACGGGGTTGTATCGATTGTAAATTCGCCGCCCTGCGTAGACATCGTGATTGACTGGAGCTCTCCGAGCGATGCCGAGATTTGGTCAAGACTTGCCATGTAGGTATTACTTAGGACTAGCTCTGGATTCGTAGCACTAATTGCAGCGTCAAAAGGTTTTGCTTTAACAATAAACTTTGTTCCGTACAGCGCGGACAAGAATTGCCATGCACCTACAGCGGAGTAATCCATGAACAAGGTAATCTCACTGGTATTTGACTCGAGGCCCGCTTGGAACTCTCGGGCTGTCATTCCGAACACAGTATCTTCCAGAGCTTCTTTTTCAGAAGTAATCGTGATACTTGTGCAAAATCCCGTGTAGTCCTCGCCATCAATTGTAATAACTGGGTTTGATAAGAATGCCATGTGGTTACTCCTTGGAAGTGTTGGTTTTAGTTTGACACATAATGAAGCCGAGAGTGTGGATTAGGCGGTCTTTGTAGAAGTGCTCACCGAGAGCTCATAAGCGGGCAGGGTAGATCCGCCGATGTCTACATTTGTAGGACGCCCAGAGACGATGCCAATGTTAAGCGCGTAGATCTGGGCAAGGATATTAAGCAGGCTTTTTTGGGCGTCAAGGTTGCCCGGGCCGAGCGTAATGATCTGGAGTGTGAAGTTAAGTTTTGCGACATTGAAGTTGTATCCGTCTACCGAATCAATGTTCACAAAAACGGAAGGCGGCGTGATATTGCGCGGATCGTTATTTACTTGGAGCCCCTGCACCGTAGAGAGCTTTGCGACTAGCTCATCGAATCCAGCGTTAAAGAGATCGGTGTAGACCGGGACTGGCATTAGGCGACCTGCGGACGATCAATCCCTAGGAGCTGGCGGATCATTCCGTTTAATCCCATGACTGGAGTAGTTCCCATGTTTTGGAATGAAGCAAACTGATCCATAGATCCGCGCTGGCGGTAATAACTTCCGCCTAGCATCTGGGTTCCGAGGAAGACATCTTGTGAAGGAACGGTCGTAAGTGAGTCCACATAGCCGCTCTCCATTCTGCGACGCCAAGCAAACTGCGAAGCTGCACTAGCGCAAACTGTTAGAAATGCAGCGTCTCCAGCTGTAGCAGTTCCAATGCCGAGCCAGTCTTCAATGTTCGCAGCCGTGATCCATGTGCAGACTTGCGTAATAGTGAGTGTCCCAGAAGCGGCAATGCGCGCGACATCATCGGCGGTCTTCGCATAAAGGACTTGATTAGGAATTGAGACCGCAGGATCAAAGAGCAGATCGCCTTCGTCGTCCGTACCTAGGAAGTAATAATGCGGTAGCGCATAAATAATATATGTGCCGTTAAAAGTGGCATCGACTCCAGTGATGACAACGCTTGCTCCGACTTCAAGTTCGGCTTCTGTAAGAAGTTGTAAGACCGCGTAGTTATCGGTGAGCTGTTTATGTGTGACCGTGTAGGCAGCCATAATCTTGGCTTACCTTTCCTGTCTCGGGCTTACGCCTGCGGAATCAGCATGAATTGGTTAGCGTCGATCATTTTCGGCGCAAAGTAACCTCTAAAAGCAACATCGCGTGAAAGTGTGGAGGCTCCTGCGCCAATGTCGGCAACAATTGCGCCCTTTTGTTGCTCATAACAACGAAAAGCTCCAGTCGCAGCTGCGCCGACAATCGTTGTTTTTGCCGCAAAATTTGTATCAACTACAAGACGAAGTCCGAAGACTGTTGCATCGCGTGAGCCCGGGTTCATTGTGCCGAATGCGTTCATTGGCCCGACCTGTGGGAACAAAGGACGATCTGATGTGTCTGCAAGTGATCCGAGTTGTGCGAATACATCGCCAGAGACAAAGAGATGATCTGGAAGGTAGTTGCCATTAGCCAAGATGGTGTTCGCGCAAGCGTAAACTTTTGCAACCCAGTCAGCAGGATCAGTCGGTGCGACATTGCCTGTGGTCTGAACTGTGCCAGTCTTCAATGCGTCTGCTGCGACATCGTCGGTAAACAATGCGTATTTCTTAGCAAGGTCTTCAAGCAGTGCGCCGAGAACCTCTGGATCTGACCAATCAATTGAAGCTTCTGACAACTGAACATAGCCACCGTAGATTGCTTTAGTGACTTGGATGTCATCGACGATGAATTGTCCAGCGGTGATTGTTGCGTTCTGTGTTTCAGGCCCACCGATTGAAGTATGCGTTGTAATCTTTGGAACGATAAAGATTTTTCCGCCTTGTGGCATTGCGCGGACACCAATTGCATCTACAACTGGACGCAAGCCTTGAATCCCAGAATAGATAGGAGCCACAATTGGAGTTGGCATGATTCCATCAAGATCAGCGGTTGTAACTGATGGTGCAGCTGCGCGAAGACGGGCGTTAAACTCGGCTGCGACTGCGCCACCTGCGAATTGTGCTGCAATCCATTCTCCCGCGGATGGCATCTTAAACTCTTGCTTCGCAGTTGCATAGATTGTTTGAGTTACTTTTGATGCTTCGATAACTGCTGGGGCTTCGATTGTTTCGTTCATGGTTTCTGTCTCCTGTTGAGGTTCTTCTTGAATAGTAGTTGGTTCTTCTTCTTCGGGTGTGGATGCCGCGACTTGCTGGATCGGCGCGTCAAAGGCTCCGCGCGCGACTAGTGACAGCTCGCTCCAAGATGCTTCGGTGACGATCATTGTGCCTTCTTTGTCGTACTTAAACTTAAGGGGTTCTACGCCGACTGAGACTTCGGGGAGCGCGCCATCGCTGGCAAGTGTGAGCGCCTCCGAGCCGAGCAAAGTGTCAGATACTCGAGCAACAAAGAGCATTCCTTCAGGTGTTTCTAGACGCTCCGTAACTGTGCCGATTACCTTGTCGGATTGGTGATACATCATAAGAGTCGGTGCGCGACCGTCCACTGGCAGAGATCCGGGGGCAAAGGCCACCATCGTCCCATCACTCACTTTTGCGGGAGTGTTATATCTGACCGCTATTCCCGAAATCGTGCGGCGCGGTGTTTCGCCTTCTGCGGCGTCAATCGTAAAAGTTTCGGTAGTAAGTCTAATCATGCTTGGATCCTAGTTTTCTATAAGTGCGTCTAGTGGGATATCTGTTTCGTTCATGCGGTCGTCGCCATGCGCGTCCATGTAAGCCTCCGCTAAGAATGCTTCGGTGTCAAAGTGCACCATCGTTCCGTGAGGAAGCACATTGTCGGAAGACAAGGTTTCGGTGATGCAGTCTGCAAGACCTTTGCAGGCGTAAGTCCATAGATCAATCCGCGATTGTTGGGATGACTGGTATGAGTAAGCGCCAATACTGACCGAGAGCAAGTAGCTAGGCACCCCTAAAATCCTGCCAAGGTCACGCGCACTGTAATCGGCGGACTCGATCATCATCATCTTGTCCGGTGTCGCAGTGTTCGGTACAAATTCCAGGAACTCATTAAGAGCCGCAGTGCTGTTTCCGCTAGTGCGCGCAAGGTTAAATTGTGCAGCCAAGTCCGAGAGCTCTTGCGATGAGAGGGGTTCTCCTCCAGTCTGTTTTAAATATCCTTGCGGGAGCACTGACTGGGATGCTCGAAGCCTTGAGTCTTCTACGCGCAAGGCAATCTCTACCGCGCGCGCCGCAGTCGTGTTAAGTGACTGCATAGGTGAAATAAATTGCACTAAATCATTTGGGTCTAGTTGGATGCCATTAAAGACAACTTGCTTTGATGGGCCGAAGAAAATTTCGCCTTGCTGGTCGAGTGTTTGACACATCGCGGCTGGGAGCCTTGTGAAATTTTTGGGATAAAAATCCGCTGTCCTTTCGGTAATTAGCCAAAAAGCTCTGCCTTCAAAAATTAGGTCATCGACCGTGTAGGAAAGTATGAATTGGTTCGGAACGCTTTGGTCAATCCGAGAGAGCCAGCTTCTAGGAGCCTGCGGGATCATTTCCATCTCTTCGCCGTTCCACATTTCGCGATACATCTGCAAGCGCATTCCCGAGATCGTTCCGCAGATCAAGTCTCGACCGCGCGCGATCACTGGGAGCGTCATGCTTCGGGCTCTCCGCGATCCGTTCGTCCAAGAGACAAAGGAGGTTAAAGGCGAATAGGACGCTGCACCTACAGCCGCTTTGACCGAAGGTTCGGTTGTAGCTGTAAGTGGACGGGATTTTGAAAAGAGAGCCATATCACATATTGCCACAATAAGCGCGGTTTATGGTGGCACTCGCCCAGTGACTCGCGGTATCCCGACGACAGGCAAGAAAGCGGACGAGT